ACAGAAATTTTACTGAATGATGGTGGTGCTCCGGCACGTATCCTTCCTTTCACAGCGGCAGAAGATGTCACTGCTGGATATGCAATAGCTGTAAATTCCAGTGGCGAAGCTAAGCTTGCAGACGCGGACGACAGCGAGTTCGCTGTAATTGGATATGCGCTCACGACCATTACGTCAGGTAATATTGTCAGTGTCATAAGTGGACACGGCGTTGTTTTAAACGTGTATTGCGCAGATGTTGCAGCAGGGGTAGGTATGATGCTCGGTACAACCGATGGTCAACTTATCACAGCAACTAATGCAGCGGCAAAACCAAATTGTCAAGCAACTACATTGGAGAACAACTCCGCAGCGGGTTTAACTAAGGTGATAACCCATTAAGGGTAGGTGATTATTATGGTAGCACTATCAGATAATTTAGCACCCGGTCTACTTACTTCCCTTAACACTGGCGCTTACGCAGCGACTGGTGGAACTGGGGAACGTGTACTCATAGACTATAAAGATGCAATCAAGGACTATAAGGTCACAGACCTTGCAGCCATGAGCATGTTTACAGAACCTATGACCACAGAGACTGGCGGTGATATTGATATCACATTCGCAAAGCCTTCCATGGGTATGGAAGAAATCAACGAGGGTAACACACCCAAATACCAGCACACTAATCTGCGCTCCGAGAGAGTTTCAGTAGGCGAGTGGGGACTGGCGCTAGGTGTAACCCGTCGTATGATTGAAGATTCACGTTTCAATGAAGTCGAGATGGCTTTGAATGAAGCACGCAGGGCGGTAGACCGTCACATGACTAAGCACGTTGTTTATGCATTGCTTGGTATCTTAGACTCCGGTTTCGGAACTGGTGTTGACGGTGCAAGCATTGTGGCAGCCACTACTGAGGCTAACATTGTAGACTTTAGCGATAATATCTACGGTGGGTTCCTTGGTAAGGACTCCGAAATCAATGTAGGACGTAACTATTCGTATGGTCTAACGGCTTCCGGCACGCTTCAAACAAGTCATTACATGACATCTGCTTCCGGCGCAACTGCTGGAACAATTTCATTGGGAGACTTAACAGACTCTATGGAACTTATTGGCGGACACGGCTTTAATGCTAATATGCTAATGATTTCCCCAGCGCACTACAAGACTCTATTGAACTTGGCAGATTTCACAGCTGCGGTTAACAGCACTGCGAGCATTTATGGCGGTCCTCACGTTGTTGAGGAAGTTAGTTCGTTCAGGAACACGTTTGCTACGGCTGCGATTGGAAACATTTTTGGTCTTACTGTTGTTGTTAACGCATGGTGTCCTCCTGACAGGATTTTCATGTGGGATAGCAGTGTTAAGCCTATGTCATATGTGGAAAGGCGACCATTGACTGTAGAAGAGGCGAATCCGGGTTTCGGAATCGTTGGCTCTTACATGTCGATGAGATACGGACTGAAGGTGACAAGCCCAATGTCCGGTGTAGTTATTATCAACGCATAGAGATATTCGTTGAATTAGCAAGGGCTCAGGGAGCGAGCCCCTAATCGCTCCCACTTTTCTTTCTAGTCGTAAGAAGGTCAAAATGTATGAAGGTATAGTTTAATGGTAAATAAAGACAAAGTCAAGTTGGCTCAAGAAGTAGCTTCAGTCATCCCAATACCTTGGCGCTCTTACGCAACGGGAGCATCGTTTGCATCAGGGACTCAAACTCTAACTATGAGCATGAGTGACAGTCCTGACTTTACGGTGGACTTGTCAGGAGCAGGCCCTCCTGCGGCTGGAGGTGGTGTAAATCCTTCGTATCAATATTATTTTGGCGTCTATTCCGGAACTTCTACAAGCGATGTAATATCTGGTATAGCGTCGGGTCGTTTACGAACGAACGCTACTGATGATATTATTATCAGCGGAACAAAGAATTATACTGCCACACAACTACATTGTGAATCCTTCGTGAAGATTGACGGTTCCTATAACAACCCATCGTCATTCCCCGCTCTAACTGCCAGCGGCACCGTAGATTTTCAGGACACTTTGGGAGTTAGTGGTGCTTTAACCACAAGCGGTAATCTAATTTTAGATAGTAATACCTCAGACTATAGTGTTACTCAAAAGACTTCTAATGATACAACGGAAAGTTATGCTATAACATGGCCTGTTGATACGGGTAGTGCGGGCCAAGTTCTTGTAACTGATGGTGGGAACACTGATGCAATTTTATCATGGGCTACTGCTACAGATGCTAATTATTATGCTACAGGAGCTACATGGACCGTAGCAACAGGACTACTTACCGTAGAAATGGAAGGAGTCAGTAATGTTACTACAAATATTGGATTAGAGACAGGAACTGCTAAAGCTAATGTGGATGTTCTTGTTTTAACCAACGCAGGCAACGCAAGTGATATGGACAACACCCGTAGTTCCATTCTATTTAATCAATGGTATTATGACGCTTCTAGTCCCGCTATTGCGGACGCTGGACGAATAACAGTAGGGACAGAAACTGATTGGACGAGCACTGCAGCTTCTCAAGATTCTTATATGGCTTTCCAGACAGCATTGAACGGTACCATCACTGAGTATATGCGTCTTACTTCTGCGGGTGCTCTGGGTGTAACTGGATTAATAACCGCATCGGGCGGCCTAACGATGGACACTTCTCAAGTGTTTACTATGGGAGGTAATGGCGTTGACGACATACTGCTAGCTGCGGATGCGGTGTCTGCGGGTGATGATGAACTCACTACAGCTGGTTATATAGACGCGCGCTACGCGCCTGTGGGTATAACAGGAACAGTGACAGGAGGAGGAGCAGATACATACGTATCTTATTGGACCTCTGCCACAAATGTAACTGGCACTTCCACCTTAACATATAACGGTACCAATACCTTTAATATAGTTCCTACTAATGCAGATGCTACTTTAAACTTAGGAGCAGGTAACGTTGTACTACGTTATACTAGTTCCGTGGGGCAATTACATTCAGCTAATAGAACCCTTAGAGTTGGTAATAGTGGTGGTGAGATTAAATTTTTAAACGGCACTGACGACTCTATACATTTCTTTACTTCAGGTACTTCCTCTGAAAAGATGACCATTTTGAATACTGGTGATGTAGGCATAGGTACAACTGCACCTGCTTCGAAATTACATGTAGCTCCATCAGGTAACATTGCTTCTGGTGTTACTGTGGGACTTGCTGGAAACCATGGAATGTATGCTTATAATGCTACCCAAATGAGGTTTGCTGTAGCGGGTGTCGATAAATTACGGATAACGGATACAGATAGAGCTCAATTTGGTAGTGATGGTGCTTGGTCTCCTAGTATCTATGTTGGTAGAAGTGGAACTGATATGCCAACTACCACAAACCTTGCATTTAAACCCTTATCAGATGATAGCGATACAGGATACTCTAGGAGCGGGGACAACGTCTTGGCTATGGTGGCTGGTGGTACTGAGGTAATGGATGTTGATGCTACAGGTGTAGGTATCACAGGTACTCTTGATGTTAGTGGTATAGCCACTCTAGGTGACGGTTCTACTTTAGCTACGAGCGCTGCTCCAACAGCGGATGCTCAGATAGCTAATAAGAAATACGTGGATGACACACATGGCTCTGCTACTATTGGTGGTTCGATAACAGACAACCAAGTAGCTTTCGGAGCTACTACGGCTGATAGTATAGAAGGTAGTGCTAATTTTACTTTTGATGGAACCGATGCAACCATCGCTTCAGGCAGTGAATTTATATTCGGGAGTGGTCTTAGATACATACGTCAATCCGGCGATGCTCTAAATATAAGGAATAGTGAAACTGGTGGTAACATTGAATATAACACTAAGAATGTGCATAAATGGTATATTGACGGCGTAGCTAAAATGACTTTAGATGCTGATGGACAATTAGGTATAGGCACAACTTCCCCTTCTACGCCATTAGAAGTAGTAACTTCAGATGGACATGCTTCTATTTTCCGAGGAACTAGTTCAGCTACTATTGCATCTGACACTACTAACAATAACTACATACGTATAAAAAATGCAAGTACAACAGATGCTACTACGGCCTTATTAGGATTCCAAACAGGTAATGGATATTTAGGAGGTTTTATAGGGACAGAACAATATGATGCTGATGATGGTAATAATGTTTATGCTAATTTAGTTTTGGGTACTAAAGCTGTTGCAGATTCAACACCAAATAGAAGCATGACTATTCTACATGATGGTAATGTAGGTATAGGTACAGCCACACCCGTTGGTAAATTAGAAGTTATAGGTTCCAACGGAACAGTTGCAGTCACACCAGATGGCGATGCAGAGGAACTGGTTATAAGAAATAATGCTAGGGCTGGTATAAGTATTATACACGGTGAAGGTAGTGGTGACCATTCTAATATAGTATTTGGTTCTGCTAGTGATGCTAAT